CATGCGCTACAGCCGAACATTGTCCAAGATAACCATGTCATTTGACCCATGCCATGCAATGACAGCATTGCAAAACCAAAGAACACAGCAACCATAATCATGGCTATCAAGAACAAATCTAGCATTTCAAACTTTTTCATTAGGCTATAATCCTTCCATTGGCTCTAGCTTCCTCCGCATATTGAGTGATGGTTTTATCCGCTTTGAAATATCTGTCTCGCTCAACACCTAATCCATATGCAAACTTTGTGTTTTGCAATTTAGATAGGCTCACTGTTCCTAGCTCTGGACAACCATGACCAAGGTCACACAATCCAAACAGCGTGTCTCCGTCTTCGTCCATCTCACTGATCAACCATGTGCACGCCCCACCACCAAAAAATTTAACGACTGGGGTATTGCTCCAATTATTTGATCTTAGCTTCTTTTCAAGTTCTTTAGTTAATAGTTTCATTGTTTAGCCCTCCATTGGCTAGGTTGCGGCTAGGGCATAATGCCCTAGCCTAGGTTGATTACATTGAGCCGTCATTGATGAGCTTTAGTTTTGTATAACCGTCGCCCTTGTTGACGTATTCTGGATCATCCCAATTAAAACCAAATTTTTCAGCGGCCTTTTTTAATTTCTCCAATGGCACTGTAGTGCGACCATTTACAAATATTGGCGCGGCTTTTTCATTCTTGTGTGCATGCTCAAGTACATGTAGCTTGTACGCTTGATATATCTTGATGCTTGCATCAATAGCATTGATTGCATGCTGGTAATCTTTTGTTGTTGTAAAATCATCTAAGGTAGATTTTTTTAACGCTGTAAGATTACGCTGTGCAATGTTTAATGTTTTAGCCATGTTCTAATCCTCCATTGGCTGGTTAATGTCTAATGACATTAACATCTAAAACACAACTAGTAAACAAGTAAAACACATTTAATATGTCAAACGTTTGACAGGGGTTACTTGGTCGGATCGGGCGGGGATCGTCAAATGTTTGACGCCCGACCCCCTTGACAAAAACCAGGCCGCGCCGCACCCACCCACCCGCCCTAGTTGGGTACATTTATTCACATGTTTTTCCATTGAGCCTAGGTTCAGGTTGCAAGTTCCACAATTAAATTGTACGAATAGCTAAAGGAGTCCCTAGGGGTGGAAAAAATTTCAAAAATAAATTCATTGGGTCGTGTTGTTTATCGTCCAATGGAGGACACTGATATTTCTGTTATGATTGAGCTAGGTGCAGCGATGCATGATGAGTCTGCTTTTCGGCACTTGGATTATGACAGGGAGAAGTGTTTTGCCATGGGTGTGAAGTATTTAATGAATCCAGACTGGTATTTTAGTTATTGTGCATATGAGGGTGATGAGTTAGTTGGGATGTTTATGGGGTATCTGAATAGATATTATTTCGGAAATGATCTTCTCGCGAATGATATTCTCTGGTATGTTAAAAAAGAACGAAGAGGCTCTATGGTTGGCATCCGGTTATTGAATGCTTTTCGTAAGTGGGCAAAAGAGCGTGGTGCTAGTGAAGTTTGTATAGGTGTCTCTACGGCGTTGGACGTAGATAGAACGCATGGTCTACTGTCCCGAATGGGTTTTGATCATGTTGGCGGCACTTTTAAAGAGGCACTTACAAAATGTTAAAATTTGATAAACTGACTTTAGAACCCCAATGGATAGATACTAATATTTGTTTTTGCGGCGGCGGTGACGGTGACGGCGGTGACGACAACGTAGATCGCAGCAACCCGAATGAGATGCGTGCTCGTGAGCAAGCGGCGGCACGGTCTGGCACTGTTACTGATAGTCAAGGCAATCCTGTAACCAGCAATGTTTATGATGATTCTGGAAACGTGGTTGGGCAGAATGTTGTTACTGCTGGAACTCAGGCTCAACAGGTAGCGGCACGGGAAGCCTTTAATGCCGCTACGGGAAATGAGCGGTCGAATTTTGCTCAAGATCAGTATGATCAGGTAAGAGCACGAGAGGATGCGGCACTTCAACGTGCGGCGGCGGCTGGCAGGTTAGCTGGCAGTGATACTGGTGCAGACGTTAGTGCTATCAATCAGGCACTGGGTCGTAGCGATCCAAACGAAATCTTTGATTTTGACATCACTCAAAACCGAAACGTAAGCATGGATGATATAGGGATTACTTCTTCAAGTCCCTCTATGGCGTTACCTGCCTCTCGTAGTGATGCAGTTTCTAATATTCTCAGTGATGTGCCAAGCACCATTTTATCTCGTCCACAGTTTGGGCAAAACAATGTATTTGGTATCGGGCAGAGTTTGGTTGATAACGAATTGGTAACCAGAGCCGCCGCTGGAGATGACGTAGCTCTTAATTCTCTAAGTCGAGAACAAATGGAAGCGGCAACGAATGCAAGGTTCGGGGGACTGCCATCACAAGCTCCGGCGGTAGGGATCATGACCACACCCGCCGCAACAGCAGCGAATGTTCTAGGCACTTCTATTAATGATCCTCAACTTGGAAATATTACGCAAACCACAAGTCCTGATGGCACCGTTAACAGAACGGCTGATTTAGGTAATTTTAGAAGTTCAACAAATATCACGAGAACACCCTCTTTAGATGATGCGTCCATGTTGGAGGATTTAAGAACCACGGCTCCCGCACCTGGGGTTTTTAGTGGTGTTGGATCACTTTTGGGTGGCGGTCCTAGAACCGATCTTCAGAATTTAATCAGTGAAGCTGCGGCTAATCCTCGTCAGGGATATACTCCGAACGTTGTTGGTTCTCCTGCACTCAGGGGTGAGAAGGCTGCGGCAGGAACTCCAGCGGAGAATTTTTACACGGATGCTTATCGTGAACTGTACCCAGATGTGGAGGGGAACATTCCTGGCACCTTCATGGCGGGTGTAGGAAACACCGTAAGAAATCTTCCTGGTATTGGAATGCTTTTGAGTGGTGGTCCTCAAGATCTTCCTTCCGCATCAGAACAAGCGGCGTTTAAATCTGGAGAACTTTTGTCCATGGGCGGCACCATGGATCCTCAAACCGGAGCAATTAGTGACATACCAGCGGGTCGAGGCACGCTAGACATGAATCGTTTTGGCATGGTTACCTACAGCGGAATGCCAGATCCAAACTACACCGGACCATATCGCGAACTTGTGAATCCTCCACCACAGGATTTAAGTGGTTCAGAGGAGGAAGTAATTGACCCATGCCCACCAGGATTTGTACTGAAGGACGGCGTATGTACACCCGTGGAAGAGGCGGGTGATGATGCAGGCGGTCCAGGTGGCGATTTTGTTTTTCAACCTCCAATCGCTCCACCTACGTTCCAGCCTATCACGCAGGCAACTCCGATAAACCAGATCAATCCGTTTGTCTTACAGCCGTACACACCAGTGCAGGCACAGAACATTGGTGCATCTAGGGTAGCGCAGGGCATTCAGCCGATGTCTCCGACAGGGGCAGCACTTGGTAGACAGATTTGATACGATACCTGAAGAGGCTCTGAAGGAGATATATGCCCTTCAGAACCAGCAGGTTCGACTCTCGATACGCGAAAAAGCACGCGATCAGTTCATGCCATTCGTGCATCATGTGTATGACGGGTTCATAGAAGGCCGTCATCACCGCGTTATTGCCGAAAAACTGGAGGAAGTGGCGCAAGGCAAGTTAAAAAGGCTGATTGTGAACATGCCACCGCGTCATTCTAAGTCGGAATTTGCCTCATATTTGATGCCAGCGTGGTTTTTGGGGCGAAATCCGAAGCTCAAGATCATTCAGGCCACCCATAACACGGAGTTGGCGGTTAGATTTGGCAGAAAAGTGCGAGATTTGATCGATACACCCGATTATCGCACTGTTTTTCCCGATACAGGACTAAAAGCGGACGATAAAGCCGCCGGAAGGTGGGGAACTTCGGCTGGAGGGGAGTATTTTGCTGCCGGAGTGGGTGCTGCAATGACTGGACGCGGTGCAGATTTGCTAATTATTGACGATCCGCACTCGGAACAGGACGCATTGTCGTCTACGGCGTTCGATAATGCCTTTGAATGGTATACATCCGGTCCAAGACAGCGTTTACAGCCTGGTGGAGCCATAATTATCGTTATGACACGCTGGGGAATGAAGGATTTGACGGGTCAGGTCATAAAAATGCAGGGATCTGACACTTTAGCGGACGAATGGGAGGTTATTGAGTTTCCTGCCATACTACCATCAGACAAACCCCTATGGCCTGAGTTCTGGGATCATGATTCGCTGGTCAAGGTCAAGGCATCCTTGCCCGTAGCCAAGTGGAACGCACAGTGGCAGCAGAATCCGACAGCCGAAGAGGGGGCGATTGTCAAGAAAGAATGGTGGCAACGATGGGAAAAAGAGGAAATACCCACTGTAAATTACATAATACAGGCGTATGATACGGCGTTTAGTAAAAAAGAGACGGCAGACTACTCTGCGATTACGACATGGGGGGTATTTGTTAATGAAGAGACAGGGGCTGACAATGTTATTCTCATGGATGCGAGACGCGGTAGATGGAATTTTCCAGAGCTTAAAGCAGTTGCTGGAGAGGAGTATGAGTATTGGGAACCGGATATGGTTATCATTGAAGCGAAGGCTTCAGGGCAACCGCTGACGGACGAGATGCGTGCGGCAGGCATTCCTGTTATGAACTATACACCGAGCAAGGGTCGTGATAAGATCACCCGTATGCACACGGTAGCACCGCTGTTTGAGGCGGGGATGGTGTGGGCACCGGAACAGAAGTTCTCGGAGGAAGTTATCGAGGAATGTCTTGCGTTTCCACATGGAGAGCATGACGACTTTGTTGATAGCATGACGATGGCTTTGATGCGTTTTCGGCAGGGTGGGTTTATCGAACTTGAAGGTGAGAACGATAACAGTGACTGGTATCCTAGGAAACGGGAGTATTATTGATGGGCAAAGCTGAAGATAAGTTAGCGGATGATCTTTTGAGAGTTGGTGAAAAACGAGGTGCCGATGAAATTTTAGGCATTGACACAGAAAATATGAGTCCAAGCAAAGTTAGAAAACTACTAAAGGAAAAAGGCATTGAAGGTCTAGCTAAAGGCGGCAGTGTAAAAGAGTTTCGTAACGGCGGCAAGGTTTCATTAGGCACATTCAAGGGTAACTTCTGATGGCAGATGAACAGGGCACCATAGCGTCATTGATAGGGGATGCATTACAATCTATAGGTGATGCTCTTAAACGTGATGAGTTGGAAGCTCCGAACAATGATCTGAGCACCAGAATAATTGGTGGCAGAAAGGTCGTTGTAAGAGGTGCCAAAAGAGATAAGAATGGCAGACTTACAGGCGGCACAATCATTGGTCGCGCTGGTTCAGAAGAAAAAGACGGTGAGTCAATTGCTTCACAGATAGGTTTTAAAAGAGGTGGTTCTATTAAAACCAAGAAGAAAAAATTAAAAAATTTTAAAGGAACGTTCTAATGGCACTACCTCCACGACCCACAGGAAGTTTGACGGACTCCGGCATCGAAGCAGTAGAGGGCATGATGGTAGAAGTGCCACAGGTCGAGGACTTTGCTGGCGGTGCAGAGGTTATGCAGGGTGCGGACGGAAGTGCCATCGTACAGGCATTGATGGGCGGTGAGCCAGAGGGCGTGGAAGTACAGACAGAACAGTATGATCATAACGCTAACTTGGCTGAAATCATAGATGAAGATGTTTTAGGCGAGATATCTAGTGAACTTCGTGAAATGTACGAAGAAGACACGGATTCTCGTGAGGACTGGCAACAGGCATACACCAAGGGTCTGGATCTTCTTGGTATCAAGTATCAGGAGCGTAACCAGCCGTTTGATGGCGCATCCGGCGTGACACACCCGTTGATTGCCGAGTCCGTAACACAGTTTCAAGCACAGGCGTACAAGGAGCTTCTGCCTGCTGGTGGTCCTGTGAAAACACAGGTTATAGGCGCAAAAACCTCCGAAAAGGAAGCGCAGGCAGCTAGAGTCAAGAACTTCATGAACTATCAGGTTACTGAGGTCATGGAGGAGTTTGACCCTGATACAGATCAGATGCTGTTTTATCTACCGCTGTCAGGCTCTACTTTTAAGAAAGTTTACTTTGACCCCACCAGAAACCGCGCTGTATCGGCGTTTGTGCCGTCAGAGGATCTGGTAGTGCCGTATTCTGCTACGGATCTGACGACAGCTTCAAGAGTTACACATGTATTGCGTATGGACGAGAACCAAGTCCGTAAAATGCAGGTTGCAGGCATTTATCGTGATGTGGAAGTGTCTACAAACCAAGAGTCTGATGACAACGTCCGTGACAAGGTGGACGAGATAGAAGGTGTCAGTAAGGGTTATCTGGATGAGGTGCACACGATTCTTGAGATGCATATCGAGATGGATCTGGAGGGTTTTGAGGACGTAGATCAAGAAGGTAATTTCACAGGCATCAAATTACCATATAT